AGTGATCGGCAGTCGTCGCCGTGGCGGCTGTGAATCCTCTGACCGAATAGTCCATGTGAGGCTCCTAGAGGCTCTTGCCGGTTGACAACAGAACGATGGGGTCGATGGCTTGAACCCCTAAGAGCTTGTGCAGGTGCGACAGTGGGCGTCGGTCACAACTTGAAGATCTTGTTCGCTCCGTTGTCCCAGGCGATCGAGACGTCGCCGCCGTTCGGCAGGAACGGAAGACCCGTCGCGGTGTCGATCACAGGCCCGACCAGCGAGGACTGCGACGCCCCCGTCTCGTTGATCAGGAGCACGCGGACGGCGGTCGCAGAGCCAGCCGAGCCCACGCCCACGACGGTCGTGTCGTCGGCGTCGGCGATCCCCGAGGCGGTCGTCTTGGCGGTGAGGTACGTGCCCCTCGCGCGCCAGACGGCGACCGGGATGTCGGAGAGGAAGACGAGATCGGCGGGTGTCTGCCCCATGGAGCCGACGATGTACGGCACCCACGTTCCCGGCACCGAGCCGGCCTTCCACCCCATGGATGCGACCAAGAACCCTTCGCGCGCGGTGTTCGGTAGCTCGTTCGCCATCGGTCAGCTCCTTCGGTTAGCGGTCGCCGCCGGGCGTGCCGACCTGCTCGCGCGATGCGATCCCGCCGGCGCCGTGCACGACGCGCGCAGAGGGTGGGTGTGCGAGCTCGCGGTGCTCGACGAAGAGCGCGGCCTCGATCCACCGGTCGCAGTCAGGGCAGTAGACGACGTCGGGCGGCTGCTGCTCGATGCCCGAGGCCGCCCAGACAGCCTCGCTCATTTCGAGACCCACTTCGACACGCGGCCGACGAGCGCATCGCGGTTGACGATCTTCGCGGCCAGGACGGCATTCGCCGCGCGCAGGACCTCGGCGGCGAGGTCGGAGCGCTCCTCTTCGTCGATCGCCTCGGTCGGGATCTCGAGCGTGATGATCTGTAGCTGCGGCATCTACTCCTCCTCGATCGGCTCGGAATCGTCAGGATCGTCAGAGGGTGCGACATCCCGGCTGCGCAGCGCGTCGATGGCGTCGGGGTCGTCTTCCTCGGGCGCCCCGACGACGTCGCGGACGTAGCGGCGGTACGAGCGGTCGGGCTCGATCGCTCCACCCGAGACGAGACGGAAGTGCGCGTTCGCGAACTCCTCGAGGTTCTTCGACTCGATCTCCCGAGCAACGAGCGTCGGGTAGCGGCGCACGCGCGCGAAGTTCGCGTCGACGAAGCGGCGGATCGGCGTGTCGTTCACCTCGCCGATGTGCCGCGCGACGGCATGCAAGGCGTCCCGCCAGACCTCGGACTGCGTGTCGCCGGTCGCTCGCGCGCCGACGGATGCGTGTCCGAGCTCGGCGAAGCGGACGAGCAACGAGCCCTTGATCTCGCCGCGGTGATAGGTCTTCGGCTTGTCGAAGTCGGGCATCGCATTGCCCGGGGAGACGACCTCGAAGAGCCACCCGTCCTGCGCGGTCGCGGACGCCTGCGCCTTCGGGCCGGGTGCCACCAGGTACGTCCGTGCCCCCGCGCGGATGTTCTCGAGCATGTCTTCGACGCGGTCGAGGACTGCCGAGTCGTTCCCGGACGCGACCGACGGATAGGCGACCCAGACGCCGACGCCGTGGCGCTCGAGCGCGACGACCTCGATCTTCTCGATCAGCTCCTTCATCACCCAGTGCTTGTAGGCGCCGCGAAGGAGCGTGCGGCCCGTGAAGTCGTCGCCGCGGCGCTGGTTCACGTACAGGACGAGGTCCTCGGCGGGGAGCGTCACCGTCTCGAAGGACTCGCCCTTCTGGGCGAACTGCTCGATCGACGAGAGCCGGTAGCCCTCGGCGTTCCAGCGCGTGATCGTCGAAGGGAGCCGCTGGCCGAAGTAGTCGAACGTGAGCCACTGCCGCGCGTTCTCGGTGAGCGGAGCGGCGTCGGCGCGCTGCACGACGAGGTCGGACTCGACGAGCTGCCAGACCGTCTCGAACGGCATGTGTCCGAAGACGAGGTAGTCGAGCGCCTGGTCGAGGTACTCCGAGAACGGCTGCGAGGGCCACTCGAAGTACGCCTCGCGACACGCCTGCGCGACAACGAGGTCGGCTTCGTCCGTGGACGCCGGCTCGATGTCCCAGGAGCCGTTCAGCATCGGCACGACGATGTGCCCGAGCGCCTCTTGGACAGAGCCGTCGGAGGAGCGCATGCGCTCGAGGTTCTTGAGGCCTGTGGGGCCCTTGAGGTCGGTCGAGTACTCGAGCTGCTGGAGGAACCCCGAGAGGTTGACGACGCCCGAGGCGCCAAGCTCGCGTCCGCTCTTGGGTGCGGGGGCCTCGGCCGCGCGCACGCGACCGAGCTCGAACGGGCCGATCCGCATGGGGCCTCCTCAGAAGGTTCGCTCGAGCACGCCCGCCGAGATCGCCTCGCCGGTCGTTTCCTCGGCCGGCTCCCCTAGCTCGGACTCACGGCGGATCCCAGCACGAACCAGCGCGCCTGATGTGCAGTCGACGCGGTCGTCGTGGGCGCCATTGGGAAACGCCGAGTGCTCGAGGATGAACTCCTGCACCCAGGGTGGCGTGATCTCCGTGTCGGGCCCAGCGAGCCCGTCGGCCATGAGCATCGCCGAGCCTGGGACGTACACGTTGCCTGCCTCCAGCTGCGGAGAGACCGCGTGTGCCCGCTGAACCTTGTCGCCGCCGGCACCCTCGGGAACCGCGACGACCCCCGGGATCTTGTGCCGCAACTGCGCGACGACCTCAGGCCCGTTTGCAGAATTGCCGACGTAGATCGCCTGACCCAGGACGGGCCAGCGAGCCCTTCCCCACTCGTACAAGAGCTCGAGCTGCAGCTTGGTCTCGGGGAGGTTCCACTGCCCGCGAGCTTCTCGGAGCAGGAAGCGGTTGGCGCCCGAGATCCCCCAGAGCGTGCCGACCGTGAAGTCGGACGTGGTCTTCTCCTTGAGCGCCGTGTCCCAGTACTGGAGCAGGTGCGTGAAGAGCGGCAGGTCCGACCAGTCCTCCGACCCGTCGGGCTGGCCCGGCGGCGCGTAGTAGCGCCACCAGTGGCGCTTGAGGATCCCGCCCTCGGCGGGAGCCGGGCGCTGCTGCAGTTGGCCCGCGGCGCGGTAGGAGCCGAGCGTGCGCTTGAGCTTGTCGACCGCGGCGCGCGGAAAGCGCGCGGCAGCGCGAGCTGCGTCGGCAGCGACTTTGCGCCAGCGGCTCTTCGCGTGGTCCCACTCGAGCGGGTGGCCGTCCCACAGGAGCTCGCCCTGCGTGGTGCGCGGATCGCCGGGGAGCACGCGTCCGGACTCGAGCACGATCTCGCGCGGGCACACGAACGGATGCGCGGGCTCGTACTCCATCGGCAGGCACAGGTGATGCCAGTCGCCGGACTCGAGCAGGTGCCCCGACAGGTCGGTCTCGTGCAGGCGTTGCATGACGACGATCTCGACGCCCGTCGCCGGATCGTTGAAGCGTGTGGAGATCGTCCCGTCGTGCCAGTCGATGACGGCAGCGCGCTGCGTCTCCGACTCGACTTCGTCCGCCTTGTGCGGGTCGTCGATGATGATGACGTCGCCACCCTCGCCGGTGCCCAGGCCGCCGACGGAGGAGGCGATCCGGTAGCCGGTGCGATCGTTCTCGTAGCGGGTCTTGACGTTCTGGTCGCTCGTCAGACGGTAGAGGTGCCCCCAGCGCGACCTGTACCAGCCCGACGAGATCAGCCGGCGGCTCTTGACCGCGTCGCGCGTCGCGAGGTCGGCGCCGTAGGAGAGCGTGAGGAAGCGCTCGTGCGGAGCGTGCGTCCAGCGCCAGGTCGGCGCGAGCACGGTCACGTTCGAGCTCTTCATCGTCCGAGGTGGAATGTTGATCAGCAGGCGCAGGATCTCGCGCGCGTACGCCGCTTCGAGGTGCTCGGCGATCGCGTCGATGTGCCAGTTCGGACGGAAGCGCGTGACGGGCTCGATCAGCGGCCAGGCAGCGCGCATGTACGCCCGCAAGCTGCCGCCCAGCAGCGCGGCGTGTTCGGACAGCTCGACTCCGGCTCGACGGCGCTCCTGCTCGGCCGCAAGCTCGGCCCGCGAGAGCGGGACGACGATCGACACCTAGGCCTCGGGGCTCGCGACCCGCAGCAGCTCGTCGAGTTGCGAGAGCTGGTCGTCGGTGAGCTTGGTCGGATCGATCAGCTGGTGCTCGTGCGAGAGCGGACCGCCGTCTCGGCCGGTCAGCTCGACGCGCTGGCGGCTGAATACG